CGTCAACTACACCACACGGAATCGTCTCAACTACTCACCCAACATATATCGTCTCACCAGAGTTCGTTTCGTGAGTTTCCTCTCTCGACAAACCCGGTCTATCAACCCATGGATCGTTTCCAATTTCGGGGAACACGCATACAATAACTGATAACTCTCCAAAGACTCCTCTAAATGCTCAGCATAAAGTAGAGAGACCACATGTTTCGCATAATACTCTGGCTCATCCTTCGCCAGATCAAAACCTGCAAAACTTGGTCTCATCTCCACTTCCTTTACTGTCACTCCGGTCGTCTTCAGCGTTTCAACATATTCTCCTACAGAATCCCCATCCATAACCTGTAGGGTATCATCTCCTACCACGGCTATTGGCCAATCCATTGCTTCCTTCACTGTAAGGCCCATCCGACTCAAAGTTAAGGCATGTAGAGCAGCTTGCGCTTTTGAATTCGTCGAGATTGTATTAAAACAACCTGACTTCATCAAACCATCAAACTTCTGCTCAAACACCCTACCACTCGACATAACAACTTTAGACCTCCTAAAGTTGTAATCGGTCTTAGACCTAAGCAACTCTTCCCACAAGGGATCTGGACGTACATTCTGCGCTATCCGCAACTCCATATCCATCCAGAAAACCCACGCAGGAGCTTCCCAATCCCAAGCTTTCTTATCTATTGCCAACCAAACCTGTTCATCACCTTTCCTGAGCCATTTCTTCAAAAGGCTAGAACCACCACCTACCGGAGCCCATCCCGCTTTCGACGGCGTCGCATACACGTCCGCCATCTCTAGCTGATTCTGGTCATAACAAAGCATACGCTCAATTATTTGATCCACTAATGAGATGGCAAATATCAAGCGCCAACGCCCTGCATTGACTTTCTCCTGTTTATGGGGTTCATCCTTTATAAAGACCCTCCAAGGATCCCAATCTTTCCTCTGCGCCCTCATCTTAACCATAGACCACAACATTTCTGCGCGATCAAGGTCATAATTCAAACCATCCCACTTAAGAAAATCTCCTATCGTGGGATAGTGCTTGCACATCGGATAACCGGGTGATGATTTAAAGTTCAAGGTTGGCAATAGTTCCACAAACCGCCTACGACTGAACCAATCCTCACGAAGAGCATATTTCGCATTCCGGTACACTCTTTCAAGGTACTCAAACACGAAATCACTCTCCTCCAATGTTGGTTCATCACTTACATGGTTGTCTCTGCTTGCGGATTGGAGTTCAAAACTCCACTGCTCCTCACTTGCTTCAGTTGCTCTTCCAAACTGCTCAACTGGCGTCGCATCCCCTCCCTCTTCGCGGCTCTCTTCTGGCCCCTCGTTAAGGTATTGCGACAACCATTGGTATTGGTCGAAGTACTCGGATTGCCCGAGTTCTGTAAAATATTGTTCGACTTCTGGATTGCGGCTACTCTGTGTTGCACGGCGTGGGAGGCGGCCGACTTGTTCGCACTCCTGCCACTGGCTAAAAAAGACTCCTGCTGGGTCTGGGTCAACTGCCTACGCGGTCTCATTCCTTCCCAGCTATCGTCTTCTTCATTCATTTCATTCCAGTCCCGCATTACCCTTTTTGGGTTCACGGTACGCTGTTCCACAGGCACAACTTTCTTCTCCCGGAACACATCATTGTACACATCCGTATTCTGATCCTGTTTCAATCTATCATACGTCTGCTCATCTATTTCCCGGAAAACCCCTCGTGAGGAAGCAATCATCTTTCCACCCCTACGGATAACTTCCACTTTCTGATTCTCTCTCTCATCAAAAGCTGACCCATAAGTCGCTTCCTGACGAGTTTCAATCTCAAGCAAAGTCCTAATATACGTACCCGCATATCCATAGTTCGGTTGTGAAGCATGAGCTCCATTCGTATGCATTCCCATCACGTGTGGTCCCGCCATATAAAGCGCTCCTGAAAAGCCTCTAATGGTTGAGCCTGTGTACTGCACGTGTCCAGCTGCTGGTCCGCTCTCCAAAAAACCAACCGATTGGTTGTTCTTTTCATACATCCCCGTTATCACAACCGCTTGCGCAGTCTCCAAGGGACTAAACCTCGCACTCTTCACCCCTAATTCTGAAAACAACTTCACATCCTTATAAGCTACCAAGTCCGCTTCAAGTTCTACCACCTCATCCAATTTCTTCAATCGGCGAGGTCCATCAATAGTTTTTGCTATTAACACTTCTGCTGCCTCTAGCACCACGTGCTTTGGAGTTATCAACCATTGCTGGTATCTAAAACCACAACCCAGGGCTTCTCCGGCCGTGTTATACAAAAACACTTGACTATCTGGTATCTCCTTAGTAGTCCTCAAAGCCGAACCCAAAATCATGGATTCGGTAGAGGTCCAATCTGGACTCATATCTATAGGTTCCTGTGAAATTTTCTTAACGGGTTTCCACTGCAAAAACTTCCTCCTGACCCACCTCAAGCAGGTCCAAAGCCATTTCACGACTTTACAAAAGTGTTGCACATAGAAACAGAGTGCTGGTATGAAACAAAAGAGCAGAACCCAGTTCTGCTGTGTCATCATCCAGATTTGTATTCGCTGCCAAACCGTCATTCCTCCGGACATAAAAACATCCTCCATACACGCTGTGGCCGAAGCCAAGGTGAAAATAACATTTGATAACGACATACTGTTTAATTCGTAATTTCAACTGCAAATTTTATTTCAA